CTCAACTCGAACTAAATACATAAATGCAGTAATCATATTATTGATATAAATTTATTTATTACTTTCTGCATTTCCTGTAGCAATCATGTTGGGATGAATCTCTACCGCTATCATTCTAGTAGGTGAGAACATGTCTGTCTGGGAAAATCCAACATATAAGTTGGCTACGGCTAAAGCGATATTCGAGACTTCGACACTCCTTTTTGAGAAAATCTATGGCAAGTCAATTGGCAAAACCTTAAAGCCTGATTTTGAATCAACCGGATGGGACACAAGCACCCTTTGGGAGGACATTGCAGATGAACTAAGCTGGAGAGAGCCTGAAGACGAGCCGTCAGATCTTCTGCTGGCAGATATCACGAGCGCGAAGCGTGTGATCACGGGCATCGAAGCAAGTTACTGGGTTATTAGTCTGATCTGGAAGGGTCATTTGAACTTTGAGAATGTAATTGACTGGGAGAAGGTCGACACGACAGCGGAGTTCATAGCAAAGTTGGTCTTACCATCAGCACAAGTAGCAGTAGCTAGGGGAATTAGAGCTATGACCAAGGCTGACGCAACTTTGCTGTCTAAGTCGAAGCTTTTGATGAACGCTGCCGAAAACTTGAGGAAAATGAGACTGGAAGATACATGGGATGACCAAGACGATGAATATTTCCCGAAAATGTTGAAGACTTCATCGAGCACTAGTACTGCGGTATTCAGGAAGGTCAAGAACATAACTATTTGGAAGGGAATAGGTCCATTTGCTGGGAAGATGGCTGTCATGACTAAGGCAACTGCGGACATAATGATAGGATCCTTAGAGAGACTTGGGTCTGTACTAGATTACGTAGCAAGGGCATGGGCACATAATGAGGTAGTGCTTTCATCAGTAATGGAGATTGTCAACTTGCAAGTCACCAGGGCAGCAAAGGTTAGGGGAGACACAGCCGATATCGTTAGCGCATCATGGCATGAAGTTAGGACTTACGTACAGTATAAGGTGTTGAAGTCAATTCTGCCCGAGGCTGAGAGGAATTTGGCAAAGGATTACAAATTAGCAGGGATGGACAAAGTAGTTGAACTAGAAGTGGCGAAGAGCATGATGATGAGGTATGACGACGCTAGTGCCCTGGAATTGATACATATCTACAAGTGGATGCCTTGTGTGGAGTATGATATGAGCGCGTGTTTACCAAGAATCAAAGAACATCACATGTCAGCTAGAGCATGCGGATTATCACCAGGTGCAACTAAACAGATGTTGGAGGACTACGAAAGAATCACTACGGAGAGGAAGATTAACATTGCTGTAGCATACAGAAAGGTGAATGGTTCATGGCCTCCAGGACTCGATCAGAACTTGGTAACAATTGGACCGAAAGATGTGTCGCTTTGGAAGCCTAAGGGAATATATGCTTATCAGCAGCTAGGGAAGGATATATCTAGTCAAGTTAAGGATAAGACGACCGTATTGGCCACATTCGAGCTTGAAGTGACTGCCAGGCGTGATGACACGAGTAGGAACTATCTCCTGTGGTATCTTGCGAACTATAATAGTTGTGACACTAGAGAATGGCTAAGGGAACTATCCCGTGGTATACTGGACGAAGAGAATTTTGTCAGAGTGGCATATAAAGGTGAAGCTCATAAGCAGTTCTCTCGACCGTTCTTTATGGCTCCACCTAAGATTCGCACACTATTAGGAGAGTTTGAAGGCAACCTATCAGTAGTCGCTCGTACATATCCAGCCACGCTCATTGGGAAGAGTGATTCCATCTCTAAGAGTATGATGGACAGTGCAATGGATCCCTATTCGCATAACAAATCCGTTGGGTCAAAGGTAATTACGACAACCTTCATAGTGATGTTCGATCTCACTAAGTGGTCAGCTAAGTCCAGTCCTGAACAGGTTAGAGAGTACCATGAATTTTGGGCGGACGTATTTGGGAATGATGACTTGAGGGCATTAGCTGACTTGGGAACGCAGAGCAGGATTGTTAGCACTACTGATGGATTGATTATAGATTATAAGAACAAGGGAGCGGACCTAGAGGGATTCAGAGGACGGATGAGTACAATGTTCCATGCCGACATGCTCGCTGCTACATGTAGATTAGCCATTCAAGAGGGTGTTATCGCTGGCAGAAGTAATCTAGTAGTTTTCATTGATGATGGGGCTGTCAAGATAGAAGCGATGGGAACTGGGGACGAAGCCGAGTCTAACGCGATCAAATTCGTTGAGCTAATGCAAAGGATCTACAAGGCTGGTGGACAGGAGATTCATAAAAGGAAGGTGGTGATTAGTAGGGAAGGTGGGGAGATCTTGGCTAACTTCTATCTGAGGAGCGTTAAAGTGCCACAGGGTATAAAGGCTGCGATGAAACTGATGCCTGCTAATAACTCAGTAATCGGCACACTCCCAGAAGAGCTAGATTCAGTGTTTGCAGCGTCACAGGGTGCTATGCAGGGAGGAGCAAAGTGGTCATTGACCTATATGAGATACATCAGGGCAAGCTTGTTAGCAGTGGCGAGAATGGCGAAGAGAGAATTCGGTGAATTAACAGCTAGTCAGTTGGCTATTTACATGGTAACACCTAAGTCGCTAGGAGGCGCTGGTATGCAAAGTGTCCAAGGTCTAATGACAACAGCTGTGATCAATGCCACGGTAGAGGGACTATCTGTGCTAAATAGAGCAGCTAGGATGTATCCAAATTTAAGAGATAGTATCAGAAAAGTACTCACTGTCCCAGTTGTAGCACGCGAGCCCTTGTCTATACTTAGAGACCCAACTAGAATCAACACTATGAGCCCTACTCTGGTTGAAAGCCGTCTCGTCCAAGCTGTCCTAGATAAGTTAGAAGTCAACGATACAGTGTTTGGAACTTTCCTCGCAAGAATGTACGACGATAAAATTAAGGAACACGCAACTAATGTGGCAATTTCACTCCTAGCATCGGATGTTATATCTGTCCCCTTACTTAACAGGGCTTGGGTAGCAACTCCTCTAGCACA